GGGGCCGCCCCCCCCCCCCCCCCCCCCCGTTCGTATAACTTTATGGAGTGTGTATGTACGATACATTGGTAGCGATGGTTACACTCGATCATGACTTGTCACCGGCGTTGTTCGCTGGTGGCTTGGTGACTGAGGAGTTTGACACTGGCAAACAGTCAGCGCGTTTGTGGTCAAACAGCGATGACTTGCGCGTAACTTACTGGGTTGAAGCGCGTTGTCTGCGCGTCGAAGCGTCAATTGTCCAATTGGTTCATCGCGTCGATGATGTCACTGAAGCCGAGAAAGAGATTGCGCTTGATCGCATCAATGTGTTGCTGGCTGAACAGTTTGGTCAATTGCCCGACGTGAGATCGTGGCAATGTCAACGTATTGATTACTTCGTCACTTGGCCTGTGAATGCAGCGCAATTTGCTGATTACAAACATCTATTTGCTTCCATCCGCGTCGATGGCAAGCAAATGCAGAACTACGATAATGGCTTGTGCTGGAAGTCCAAGTCACGCTGGATTAAAGTCTACAACACGGCAATGCGTGGTGGCGATGATCGGTTTAAGTTTGAAGTGTCGAATCATCGAACTGCTGTTGTGTATATGTGCAAAGCGTGGTTTGCTTGTGAGCGAACCGTTGCAGAACTGCTGCAACCTGGACGCGCGCTTTATGTGCTTGCGTTCTTTTGGCAGAAACTCGGCTTGTTCTCTCAAGCTGCGTTCAGCAGCGATGAGCTTGTGGCTGTGCGTGCGCGTCGTCTGTATGGTCGTGGTGCTGCGAGTGCGTTGTATCACTTGAAGTTGATTGAGTCTTATGGCAATGAATCAATTGAATTGAAGTTGACATCAAGCAATAGTTATTATCGTTGGAAGAAGCGATTGCGTGTTGATGGTTTGATTTCTAGCGATGATGAGAGAATTGTTTCTTCTCTTGAGATACTTGAATTGTTCAATCGTGAACATTTGTCGATTTTGGTTAAAAATCTTAAAGAAGATTCTGCGCTTTCCGCTTTAAGCGCCTGGAAAAAATTCCAAAAAATTTGGGGTGTGGGACCGGATGCGCCGGAGATTGCGGCGCTGGTTGCGTTACTGGATGGCGTTTATGGATGAGCAGCCCCATACCTGGGAGCAATGTGCGAAATTGTTACGTTCGCCTGATTTGGATGACCAGTTGAAGGTCAAATTGGTGCAATTGGCATTTGGCGGTCATCCGGCAGTAGCGGTCAAGGCTATTGAGATGTTGTTGCAGCTTCCGCGAGTTGCTCGTGATGATTTTCTGGATGTGCCTACGGCGGATTTGCTTAAAGCGGAGGCGACGGCGGAAGGTTGGTTAAAGCGGATTGGCGGCGATGGGGCGGGGGCAGATGAGCCAAACAGGTAGCGACTATGCGAATCAGTTGGCCGCGCAGGTGTATCTGCGTCGGTTGCGCCTGGAATTGGCGCGCCGGTTGGTGATTCGGTTCTGTCAGGTGGTTCACGATGGCTTTATTGTTGCTCCGCATCATCAGTTGATCGCTGAAAAGCTCGATCAGGTCGCGGCGGGCGATTTGCGACGATTGATTATCTCCATGCCTCCCAGACACGGAAAGAGCGAGATGGCCTCGGTTTTGTTCCCCGCTTACTGGCTGGGGTTAAATCCCATTAAACAAATTATTCATGTTTCTTATGCGGCGGCGCTCTCGAATGAGTTTGCGCGGCGCGTGCGTTCCATCGTGCGGGACGATCCGCAATATCGGCGGTTGTTCCCGGAGGTCGCTTTAGACCCGGAACGGCAGCGTCTTGATGATTGGAAATTAACTGCTGGTGGTGGATTCAAAAGTATCGGCGTCCAGGGTGGAATTTCTGGGCATGGAGCCGACTTGTTGATTATTGATGATCCGGTAAAAGAGGGCGACGAGAAATCGCTGACGACGTTGCAGGCGGTGTTTGATTGGTATTTGTCGGCTGCCCGGACGCGGCTCTCGCCTGGCGCTGCGGTGGTGGTGATTATGACTCGCTGGCATCCGCTCGATCTTGTCGGTCAATTGCTGGAATTGGCGGAACGTGATCCCCTGGCCGACCAGTGGGAGCAATTGACTCTCCCGGCGTTGGCTGGTGAGAATGACCCGCTTGGGCGTGCGCCTGGTCAAGCTCTGTGGCCGGAGCGATTCAGCGAACAGGATTTAATTTCGATTCGCTCATTGAGCGAGCGATATTTCGAGGCGCTCTTTCAGCAGAACCCGCAAGTGACTGATGCGCCGATGTTCTTGGCTGAAGATTTTCATCGCGCGCCGGTGGGTTCTGTCAGCGATTATAAAAATTGCGTGTGGACGTTTGACCTGGCTATGACTGAAGGAAATCGCGCCGATTATAACGTTTTTGGGCGATGGGCGTTTGTAGACGGCGATTTGTATCTGTTGGAAGTGCGGCGCTTCCGCGCGCAATGGCCGGAGGTGAAAAACGCATTGTTGGCGGTGGCGGAGGCTTATCCGTCTGATTTGCTGGTGTTCCCGAACGAATTTCTTGAGTTGGTGGCGTTGCAAATGCTTCGCAGTGAGTACGGGTTAGCGGGACGGGTAAAAGCCCAGCCGCTTGATGGTGATAAAGTTGCGCGGGCGCAGGTTTTGGCCGATTTTGCTAAGAGTGGTCGCGTTATGGTGTGTTCTGGCCCGGAGGGTGACGCTTTTGTGCGGGAACATTGCCAATTTCCCGACCTGGCGCAACATGACGATTGTGTAGATATGTCATCGGTGGCGGCGGCCTACTTTGGCCTGGGACGGCGGTTCTCCTGGGCGATTGTCGAGATTGAGCGCAAACGAGCGCCAGATACTATCCTGGCGCAAGTGGGGAGATGAATTATGCAGTGGTTTAAACGGTCTACTCTCCAACAAAAAAAGGTGCTGCCGTTGGATGAATTGCCGGTTGCCCGGCAAGCGACCAGTATGGAGATTGTGCCTTTGCGGTCACATCCGGCGCAAAAGGCGGAGTCGGCGATGTGGATGTATGCGCCTACGCCGGATATCGTTCCGCTCATGGTTCAATTTGCGCTTAACAATTGGGTCTATAAAGCGGTGTCTTATCTGGCGACCCTGGCGGCGTCGGCTAATCTTTTTGTCGTAGATCGCGCTACAGAATTGCAGCGTTTTGAGGATCACGGATTGCTGCGGTTGATTGGCAAGTATGGCGCGCCAAACGATCAACAGGACTCTTTTGAATTTCTGGAAAAGCATTTTACCTATCTCGATCTGGCGGGAAATAGTTATTGGTATTGGTACGCTGGCGCAGATGGTCTGCCGGGTGAGGTGCATCTGCTTGAACCGGAGCGGGTCATGATTGTGCCAGGGCGCGATTTGACGGTGGAAAACTATGTTTATCGCGCTTACGGTGGTGACGTGGAATTGTCGCCGGAGGAAGTGACTCATTTCCGTCGTCCGAATCCTTTTTCTCGCTATTATGGTCTTTCCGCTTTGCAATCGCTTTACGGGGCGCTGCAAGTAGAAAGTGGCATTCTGCGTTGGAATGCCGAGTTCTTTGGGGACAGCATGGCTGTGCCGGGCGGAATCCTGGTCGTCCCCGATGATGTGTCGGACGCCGAGTTAGTGCGAATTAAAGCCGAGTTTGTCGCAAAACATGGCGGCAAGCGGGAAGTAGCGATTGTGCGGGCGGCAGCTGGTTCGACGACCTGGCTGGATGCTGGATTGAAGCCGCGCGATGTGGATTTCAGCAATGGGCGTTTGCTGACCCGGCAAGCGGTTTATGAGGTGCTTGATCTTCCGGCGGGGGTTCTCTCGGAATCCAGCACTGAGGCTCATGCGGTGGTTGCTCAGCGTATGTTATATGAGGCGGTGGAAGTGCGACATTTGCGGACTGTACGCAAGTTGAATGCTGATGCACTGGGTTTCTGGCCGCGCGCTCGGACGCTGGCGGCTAAATTTGAGGATGTCAAAAAACGCGCAACGGACTGGCGGCGCGAGTCCTTGCGGATTAATACAATTGCGAAGTTCTTTTCGGTGGATGAAATTCGTATGGCCGAATTTGGCGCGCCGCCGATGGCCGATAATGAGGAGGTGGCTAGTGGCACTGGGAACAAGAGGCAAAGTACGCCGGTTGTTGGCGGAAAGACAGGCGCTCCCCGACCAACCGGAGATGAAAGCGGAGAATGAGCGATTGCGGGAAGAACGGAACGCGCTAAAAAATACCGTGATGCAATTGTTGGCGGATAAGGAGAAAATGGCGCATGACTACTCCGAGCTTGAACAAGAGTTCCGAGTTTATGCCGACCAGGGCGCTTCGCGCCGTCGGACCAAATAAGATTGGCGGGATTATTGTTCCGTTCCGAATCAAGGACAAGTTCTCGACCTGGTGGAATGAAACCAGCGATTTTTGCCTGGACTTGTTTCGGGGTCGTCCGCTATTTTACTGGCATCTGCTGCGTGGCGAGTGGCAGCGACACGGGACGGTTCTTGATGATACTTTTGAACTGCGGGCGAGAGGTCTGTACGCCGAGATGGAAGCAGACGCTTTCGCGCTGGAAGAAGTGGAGAAGGGCGGTTATGGATTCTCGACGGGTTCTTTGCCGCATTTGATTCGGGTGCGTTCGGCGGATGGTTTTGTGGAACGCTGGCCGATTCTGGAGGTGTCGTTTTTGCCGACGGTGGCTTTGGGCAGTTTGCCGGGCACGACAACCGCGTTTATTCGTTCTTTGTATCCCGGTGTTGATTTGCCGGAAGAGTCTATTATTAGGAGTGTGTTGGTGATGGCAGAACAAGCAGTTGGAGACGGCGGCAATGGCGGGATTCCGGTTGTTGCGCCAGTTGTGCTCCCAGTCGCAGAAAATAGCGAGTTGGTGGCGCTGCGGACAGAAATGACGGGTTTGCGGCAGGCGGTTGAATCGCTGCGGAATGAACAACCGATGCGGCGGTTGCCTGCACAGCAACAACTGTTGCAGGCGGAGCGGATTGAAGTAGCTTCGCCTTACGATCATGTTTCATTGTTGGGGATGGCGCTCTGGGACGATTTCCGGTGCAAGGTAGCGCACGGGGATTCGAATCGGCGCTATATCCGTTCGGAAGAATTTATGCGGGCGCTGTTGGATAAGATGCGGGTGGCTCATGAGGCCGATGAAAAGTCGGGGCGTGTGTCGTGTTTGCTTGTTTCGGGTGTGCAGAGTGTCCCGTTGCGGTTGGTGGACGCGGATGCTTATGGCGCGTGGCATAATTTCGTTCCTTATCTGCGGGCAGATGAGGCGATGAAGTCAACGCTGGCGAATTATGGCGATGAACTCGTGCCGACCCTTTTAGCGAGCGTGGCGTGGCTGTATTTCCGGATGCAGAGTCGCGTTTTGCAATTGTTCGAGGTTTTTGACATGCCGGGCAATCCGTATGATTGGCCGCGTATTACTAGCGCGCCGTCGGTTCGCCTGGTGAGTGAAGTGACGAACCAATCGTCTTTTACCTGGGCGGCGAGTGTGTTTGCTGCTACGAAACTTGGGACGGCAAAAACGACGTTCACGACGGGCAAAATTGGCG